CTTTTAGAATATAATATTCTAAAAGTTATTATGATCTGTCATTCAAAAAAATTTATTTTCTGCCATCACGGTAAATGTGCTGGTACATCAATTAAAAACGCTATAAGAGCTGCAGAACCTTCTCTTAGGAAAGAATTAAGAGAGACTATATCAGGACATATGTCTCTAGCTCAAATGGAGGAAAAGATTAAGGAAGCGGGAGGAAATCCAGACGAGTATTTTAAGTTCACTGTGGTCAGGAATCCTTGGGACAGAGTAGTTTCCTGGTGGTTTCATTGGCAAAAAATTGAAAACACTAAAATTGATTTTAGTGACTTTGTAATGCAGAGAAGGATGTTATATAGAGATCTTGACAAAATGGATTTTATATTAAAGTTTGAAAATCTAGATGAAGACTTTAAAAAATTATGTAATATAATAGATATTAAACATGTAAATCTTCCTCATGTTCAGTATGGAACCAATAGACCAGATAAAAACTACAGGAGGTATTATAAGGACAACAGAGAAGCTAAAAAAGCAGTATTAAGGGTTCATAGGAAAACTATAGAAAAATTTGATTATAAATTTTAACTGTTCTTTAAAATTTTATGGGGGTGTTCTGGATTTGACTGATGTTGGATTCTCGCACTGCAAGTCGGAGATGTGTCAGGCTCCGATATCAAGACACAAAGCTGTACATGGCGAAGGTTATTATAGCATTGAAGAGCTTCTTGAAGCTGCTCGCGAAGAGTACGACAACCTCGTACAATTCGAGCAAGCTGAAGAGCTTGAGATGGTAGCTTGAGGGCTACCCCCTCGCAACTTTTGACGCAGATATTAAGATTGCGGGGTCACCAATCTGCAAAAACAGACAAAAGTTTATCTGTTTCAAAAACTGTACCACTGAGTATTCGGGGGCCTCAAGTTTGAGTGAATAATTGAAACAGTTAGTTGGATGTTTATATCATAACTCTAAAAAAAATAAACTAAACTTGTAGATGTGCTTGCTTGAAAGCACTCAGGACGCGGGTTCAACTCCCGCCACCTCCACCAATTTAAAATAATAAAGCCCTCGATAGAGGGCTTTATGTTTTATAATATTTTAATTTTCTTAGGTTTCTCTGGTTCCCTTTTTGGCACATCAATAAATAAAATACCATCTTTAAAATCGGCTTTTATTTTATCGTGTCGAAACGAATCGTTAATTTTAAACGAACGTTTAAAGCTTGATCTTTTAAGTTCTCTTCTAATATACTTTTTTTCAGAACTTTTTGAATCTTCTCTTTTGGTTCCAGATATAGATAGAATTCCTTCTTGAAAATCTACAGAAACTTCATCTTTAGATAATCCAGGTATTTCTGCTTCTATTTTAATCTTGTCTTGGTGGTCAGTTACATCTACTTTGGGATAACTATTGTTACCAAAGAAACTAACCCCAAACTCTTCAGAAAAAGAAGGTATAGTTTTCTGTATAATACTGTCGAACATAGCGTCGAATGGCGTGAAAAACTCTTCCCTGGTAATTAAGTTCCCAGAGGGAAGATTGCTTGTAATGTGTAGTTTTGTCATTGTTATTTTTATTATTGTATGTTAAGTGGGACATGCTGTCTCCACGAAGCCTCTTTTTGAGCACTTCTATATAAATATTATCATTTTGTGCGCCAGAGTGTATACATAAGTATGGACACTAATAAAGAAAGACTACTTCATTTCACTATTTTTATTTGTTTTTGTTTGGTTGTTTGGTGTTACAAACTTAACGAAGAAAATGCAAAAGCTAAAGATCTATTATTTGAAGCCGAAAAGACTATAATCAATCAATCAAATATTATACAAAACCAAACATCATATATAAATATGATGCATAAAATCACATCTCTAAGGTAGTTTAGACCTAAGAACCGAAGCCAATTCCCCAAATCCCCCGCTATCTATTATTGCATTTTTGCAATGAATTAATTTCAAGAAATGGTCGTCAATAAAATTAATATCATCAAAATCTGATTTTAAAATATTTATTTTGAAATTAAATTTTTGACTCAAAGACTCGAATAAATTATTTAACAGTAAAATATTTGTAGAATAATTTTCTTCAGTAAAAAAATATTTATTATTTTTATCATTAGATCCATAGTGCATAGCAGCGATTATATTTATTGATTTATAGTCATTGTTTAAGGAAACTAAATCTAGAAGTTTATTTTGATTGAAAATAAAACAATCTTTATGAAATTCGTTATCAGTAGCTATATCTCCGCACCTTATATAGATGTATAAATCTTCGTCTACAGGGGCATTGTACTCTTTTACTATATCCAACAACGAGTCCCAATTAATAAAACTGGGGTCAAAAATATTTATAGTATTTAAATATTTGAACAAAATACTACCTTTGTAAATTGGGTTTGATAATATTGTTTTTCGATCATCTAGCCAACGAATCCCTCTACAAAATACTAAGTCTGCAATTCTGTAAACACTATTGCGCTTAAGAATTCTAATTTCTTTTGCTGTAGACATTTTAATTAAAAACTATACTGAAATCTTTCAATATCTTCTTTATACAAATGTTCAACTATTTTTTTTGAACGACTTGTGTAAAATTGTCTGTAAAGTTTTTTTGAAAAATCTTTTACAGTATCGAGCTTCGCACTTTTAAAAACACTAGGCAGCATAGTTATATCTAAATGTAAATTTTCTATTTTACCTATAAAATCTAAAGGTCTATCTAGAAAAAAAGATTGAGGTAAAAAATGTAAAACCTGTAACTTTGATAAAGCAAGGCCGTCTCTCAAAACAAAATCATTAAAATTTTCATAATGAGAAATGTTATCGTAATTAGTGTGGGTGTCATATTGGTTTCCACAACCCCCTTTAGATAAGTAATTATATGCGCTCAGTGCTCTATCCCAAGGATTTCTGACGAAAGATATAGAAAATAGAGATTGATAAATTTGAATTGGTATATCGCTGCACTTAAGATGAGAGTCTCCCCTGAATCCACCAATACATTTTTTAATGTAAGTTCCTCCACATTTTGGAACATGTATATAAACTAATTTTTTGTCAAAATTTATATTAGATGGGTAGGTTCTATTTAAAGTTATTTGATATGGGTTCATTTTATAAACATAGGAGTAAAACTTTGAAAAGATTGGTTTTCAATTTTATACCCCATTATATCATAATATATTTTAACCATCCAATTCCCAAGAACTAAAGATGAGTAGCAGTCTTTCCTGGCTTTATTAGGCCCTGTAGTTCTTTTTAATGTATCTGGTAGGTCAAATGTTTGAGTGCCCTGTGCTGTAGTTTTTATTTGTATTAAAGCGCATTGGGCTTTAGTCATATTTATCATATCATGTTGATGTTCTATAAAATCAATCATTTTAGCCCCTCCACCTACAGATAAATCTCCTTCGGAAGTGTTTAGATATTTTAAAGAATCTATAGGTATTTTTTTTGATATTTGTGTCGTGTAAGAATCATCCATAGCCCTCGAACCAAACCATATTTTTTTATGATCAAAGCTTGCTTGCAGAAGTTCATTTGCATTTCTTATCCAATTACTAGTGGGCTTTCTTAAAATACAATACTTCTTATCTTCGATACTGTATTCGCTTTTTGCTAACCTTAGATCTTCTTGGTAATTTTCAGGCTTATCAAAATCACTGGTTAACATTTTTATATTTATTTTTGATTTCGAAAATAAGGAACTTTCATTGCATGCATTTATGAATTGGACTCCACCATTGTAGTCGCCCACGATAGCAATAACATTAAAATGAGTTAAAAGATAATGAAAATATTGTATGTGATGCTTTAAATTAGTTCCAGCTAAACCGTAGCCATGAACAACTGTCCCCTGCTTTGTTTCATCATTAATTTTTAAAAGATGCATAGCGAAGTCATCAGAACTTTCTGACTCGGCCCAACTCGGGTCAAAGGAAAGAATATATTTAGACGATGGATCCCCACAAATCTCAACCGAAGGAGAATCTCCATCTGGAATTGTACATGCGGCCATTCTTGATGTTTTGAAATATCCTGAGCTATCATCTGTAAATATAGCTCCAAATTCTCGATCAAATTGAGACTGGCTCATTGTTGCTCTAGATTGCAAAATCAAATTTTCATCATAAAGTTTTCTGGGAGCACAATCATAACTAAATTGCATAATGCACCTAGTAGCGTCTCCGTCTTCTTTTATTGTTCCATTTATCAAATGCTCGAACTGTTCGTACAATTTGTATAAATATTCAAACTTATAAGATGCGGATGATAATGCTATAAGTTTATTGTTTGGCCATTTATACCTATCTTCTTCTGACATTTTACCTTGCTCTATTAATTTTGATTCAGCTTGGTGCATTCTTTCTCTTTCTACTGGATTTTCCACAACTGACAAGAATGGCACTATGACTTCGTTATATATCCTTTCGGGCATAAGCAAAAACTCATCTATAATAATTCTATGAAACCTAAAACCTCTAAGTTTTGATCCGTCACCAAGAGGCAAAGCTCTTATTCTAGAACTGCCAATTTCCATCAACCACTCGTCATTACTTTTTGATTTATGGGTGATACATTGCGATAACAACTTAGCTTCGGGTTTGGCTGCGATATCTTCAATTTTTTTGAAAATCATTTTTGATTGCCTAAATGATTTAGACAATATACCTATTTCGACACCTTGATTCATTATAGCATCCAAAAAAGCATAAATTCCAGTGGTAAAAGATTTTGACATACCTCTAGACCAAACCCCTAAAGTATAATCGGTCTCAAACATGGCTTTTATGGCCATATGTTGAAATGGAAAAAGCTCAACTCCAGACAATAAACTTGTAGTAAAAGTAATATTTTCTCTTAAAAATTTATATAGTAAAATTTTAGCTTCTTCTTCGTCTTCTATATAGCCATCTAAATTTAATAAAAATTCATTAAAATCTTCTTTCGAAGATCTTTTTTGTTTTCCTGGTTCCCAAGCCATACTACTCCCTGAAAACTTTTTGGCACGAGTAGGACTCGGGATCGAGTTCTTTTGATACTATTTCAATAATTTCGCTAGGTCTATAACCAGCACAAGAATGTATGTTAAGAAAAAAGTTTTTATTTTTACTTACAATATGGCCAGTTATCAAGCAGTTTTGTGTTTCATGAATAACTCTTAACCCTTTCATATTTTCATCGTGATCTCCAAAATTATTTACTATTCCTATAATTTCTCCCTTGGGATCTATTTTGTTGCCAATTTTTTGGCAGAAGTTTTTAATAAAAGAGTCGTCAAGCTCTAAAGATCTACAATTGTGTAGATTTAACATTAAATCAAGTGACCAGATTATTTTTTCGTTTTTCATTTATTTTAATATTTAAAAAATATTGCAAGTCAACATTCCACAAAGACTTACCATATAATAATATTTTAGGAATTAACTTTTTCAACCCATTTCTGTTTCCAGCAAAAACAAACTGGCAACAATCTTTGTATTCTTGACTTATTGTTTTTAAATTATGCCATATGTAAGGAAGCTTAGATCTGTGAGATGAAAGTTCGTTATTTTCTATAATTTTTTGAATACTGCTTTCAACTAAAACAAAAACATAAGAGTTGAATTCCCTAGCTCTATCTAATTCCCTTCTGAACCTTTCGTAATTTTGGCCAGACAGAGTTGATTTTAAATCCCCTTCACTTTTTCTATCTATGTATGTATAATCATAATAACTGCCAGCAGCTGTGTAGTCCCCAAAATCCAGCTTCATTAACTCTGAGTTCATAAAATTTATAGGCTTTTGCTCTCTAGTGTCAACAAAAATCTTCATTTTTTCTGGGTTTAAATGTGGGTTTTCTTCAAAATCAAAAAAGCCAGAAGGAATGTTTTTATTTAATGAATTACTTAAACCTAGCTCTTTACATAAAGAAGAATAGCTTCCGAATATATATTTATAAGACTCTATATCTGGAAACTCGCAAAGCTCTAATTCAATTTCACTCAAAGAATGTTTTATTGATTTTGATTCTATTCTATTTTTTAAAAGATTTTTTATATATTTAGATGCAATGTCTTTATTTTCACAATAACACCATTTTATTAATTCTTCTCTGTTAATAAAATCTTGTGATAAATATTGATTATAGTTTTTAAAGCGAATTTTTTCTTTAAAAAGTTTGCTTTTTTTGGGGTGAAACTCTTCGTAGTAATCTGATAAAGATTTTTCGTGAGATTTACTTATATGTAAGTGCTTACCCTTTATTTTATCAAATTGCTTTCCACATATATTGCATTTTAAAAAATCTTTCACCCAATATTCTCCTAATATTTTTTTGCATGGCCTTCTGCTAACAATATATCGTTTAACACTTCTCCATTTTTAATCAATTCACCAAGCACTCTTCCATACTTTCCAGTGCCATAAGACTTTAATATAAGCGACTCATTATTTGAAAGTTCACACAGCTCTTCGAGTCGAGACTTTGCAGCCAGACCTTTCTCTTTCTCTTCTAAGTCGCGTGTTCTTGTTTCTGGGGTATTAATACCGTAAAGCCTAATTCTTTTTTCAATATATGTATCAAAACCTAAATCAATCAATAGGTCAACAGTATCTCCGTCTACAATTTTTATAATACCTTTAATTTTGTATACATAGGGCTCGTATTTCATATTATAATACATCCTCCTTCCTTAAGCCTAAAATCCTAGATTTCCAAGCGTCCATACTTTCTAAATTGTCTATTTCTTCTGATACCGCCAGCTTTTGTTTTTCTGCGATTTCTATCATCCTGTCTCTTTCTTCTTTTTGCTGAAATGATTGCACTAAATTCAAAACGGAAGCGAAATCATTCTCTCTGTTTTTCATTCTTACTGATCTGTCTCCATTTAGTTTTTTTATCAAAGACTCTTGTCTTTGCTCACACTGATGGTATTCAGAGCTTTTTGCTTTTAATATTTCGGCAAGTTTTACAGACATTTCGGTTTGATCTTCGCATTCATCAAACATTCTATTTAACTTTTCCATATTTCTCTGTATGGTTTTTAAATTGACATAATCAACGCATACATTTATGTAAAGATTTAACTCGTCAGAGGTAAGATCTGGTTTATCCCATACGGCTCTTACATATTCAGCTTCAAATAAAAATCCATCTTGTTCTGTGTACGTATTTAGAATCTGAATAAATCTAGGAGAGGCTAGGCTGTTCATTAGGTTTTGAACACAGTCTTTATCTTGTTTTTTTAAAGAATTAAAGCTTTCAGGCAGGTTTGCACTAGTAAACTTGTTTATTTTCTCTATGCATTCTTCGTGTGTTTTTGGGGGATCATATACAGAGCAATTTTTTTTATCTTCTATTGGTCTCAAAAAATCACCCGAATGAGTTTTTAAGAAGTCCGACACTACCCTTTGTTCTTTGCTTAAATTCTTAACTTCTCTATCTTGAAAAATCATTTGTGCAATTTGTAAGCTATTTAATTTATCATCGTTATGATATTCTAGTATCAGGTTTTTTTGATCTTCTGTTAAAGTTATTTTTTTTGCTTTTTTGTGAGATCTCGTCTTGTAACCATAACCTCTTTCAATCATATAAGCCGCAACAAGCTTACCCTCTTTATTCCTGCCATCTAGTTTATCATTATTAAATAATGTTTTAGTTAATTGATCTACATCGGGTATTTGTATGTAATTTTTATCAATAAATTTTTTCTGTTCTTCTGAGAGTTTTTCAATCATTATAAAATATCTTTGGTTTGCAATAATTTCACTACAATTTTTTTATACTTTAATTTTAAATTTTTAATTTGTTTGTAGCCAGCTTTTCTCCCTTTTTCGCTAGTCTTGTAACCTAATTCTTCCGCTATTTCTTCTTCTGATTTTTTATCTATAAACAACATTTGATATATATAATATTGTTTTTCAGGAAGAGTTTCTTTTAATAATTTATTAATTTTATCTATAGTTAAGTTTATATTTAATAAATTGTTTTCTGTATCTTCAAAATTTGCCCTTGGCAAAGTTTCTATAGATACTGGAATTTTAACGCCATAAGCATGTTTTTTGGATTTATTCCATTTTTTGTAAAGGGGGCATGTGATATCTTGTTGTTTTGATTTGGTCCATTCGCACGAAGAATCATCATCTGCGATATTTGGATTAAATGGACAACCAACACATGGCTTCACAAAACTTTGATAATGATTCCTTATTAAGTTTTTAAGTTGATTTGAGATGATTTTATTAATCCAGGGCAACAAAGGTCTAGCTTGATCCCATTGATCCCATTTTTTAAAAATATGAAATCTAATTATTTGAGATACATCTTCATAATCTAACCATGTGATAGATGTGAGCCTCCATTTTGTTTTTCTTTTTCTGATTTCATTATCTATTTCATCAGAAAAAAATGAATAAGGCTTATTTAGATCCTCTTCTTGGTTTTCTTCCTCTTGTGGATCTTTCACTCTTATTACTATTTGTTGTCGATTGATCTTTTTCATCTCTTACCAAATCTGATCCCTTATATGTCTTGGCTAAGCCTTCGTAAGAAACATCAAAATCTAAATTTACGATATCTGGAATAGAAGTGACATCTGACCCTTCTTCGTCTAAGTTTTCTGGGTTTATGTTAGCTTTAGATTGTTGATTAGATTTAGTAGTCAAATTTGGAGAGAATGGCTCTCCACAAGAATTACAAAATTTAGGTCTACTTACAGAATAGATATTTTTATGTCCGCAAGATGGGCAATATACACTAGGCATTTTTATTTCCTTTCGATATGTTTAATTGTTCGGTTATACATTCTATTTCTTTATTATGAAGAGAGCATCCTCTTTCTAGTAAAACTTCTATATTCATGTCATTATTTTTTATTGTTTGTAAAGATGATTCAGATTTAAAACTATTATCTCTATCTACGAAAATTTTAATTTCTTTAATTTTTTCATCTGCAATTAAATTAAGAAAATCTTTGTTGATTTTGTTTTTATTGGTTTTTAATTTTAACCAAAAACAAAATATTGTAGCCGAACAAGTAAATGCACAACTTATAACAGTTAATATGATTTGATTTACATCCATTAACATATACTAATGGATAGTTTAAAATATTCCACAAATTATTTTTTTTGTGTACTCATTTTTTCAATTTCATACTTAAGATCCCAGTCAACATTTCCATTCTCATCAATATAAGGTTCCGAATTTGAGTCAGCAGAACATTTAGAAAAAATAAAAAAACAACAGGCTGTAAGTAAGAATAAAGAAAAACATATCCATGCTATATTTTTTTTCCAAAACACTGGTTCGGGCTCAGGCTCTGGTTCGGGCTCTGGCTCTGGTTTGGGCTCTGGCTCTGGTTCGGGCTCAGGCTCTGGTTCGGGCTCAGGCTCTGGTTCGGGCTCAGGCTCTGGTTCGGGCTCAGGCTCTGGTTCGGGCTCAGGCTCTGGTTCGGGCTCAGGCTCTGGTTCGGGCTCTGGATCAGGAGTATTTAAGATGATAGAGTCAGCGTCAATTATTCCGTACCCCCAATCGAAATCTCTGCCAACTTTCCCCATGTCATCGGCAGTTTCTTTCAGTAACTCTCTAATTTCATCTACTGTATATTTTTCATTATTTTTTTTCTTTTTAGAAATCAGCAAAGCAACCACACCCGCAACAAAAGGGCAAGCCATTGAAGTACCGCTAAGTTTGGCATATGTTTTATTTTTATAAGTGCTGAATATCTTAACTCCTGGAGCCGCTATTTCAACCTGCTTTCCCCTAGATGAAAAAGAAGCAATTCTATTATCTTTAGAAAACGCTGCTACTGCTATACATTCCTCAAATGCAGCGGGATAATTAACCCCAGATATGCCGCTATTTCCTGCGGCACAAATAACTGGAATGTTTTTAAGATAAGCTTTTCGGACAGATGATTGTATTTCGGGACTAGGCTGAGAGGCTCCTAGGGACATACTAATTAAATCAACACCTTTATCTATGCAATAATCTATTGCTTTAGCTATACCTTTGCTGGAGCCACTGCCCGAATTGCTTAAACCTTTCACGCATAAACATTTTGATTTAGGAGCTACACCAACTGATCCAATTTGGTTGTTCTGAGCGCAAATAATACCCACACAGTGAGTTTGATGACCGTGCTTATCTTCAATAGATTCATTTCTAATGAAACTTTTGCCTTTAATAGCGTTATCGCCTATATCTGGATGATCAGGCCACCCAGTGTCTATAACTCCAATAATGACATTCTCGCCCTGTGTGGATTTCCATAGTTTAGGTATTTCTAATTTATCGACACTCCAGTCTTTTGTTTGAGATAATGAGGTATAGGATTCTTCTAGTTCAAAAGGAGGTAATGTGTAGTCATCTTTTTTCATTTTTAGTTTTGTTTAATTTTCCAATTATAAATTTTAAAATTTCACTTCTTTTAATGTCAGATTCGTTAAAAGTAAAACAATTTATACCTTGGCTTTGACTTTCGGAATCATTAAATATTTTTATCATGTCTCCAAATCCACTCCTACCATTAATATCGCTTTGCATGAGATCTCCACAAATAAAGACCTTACAGTTTTCGCCTATTCTAGTTATAAAGGTAGTTAACTCTTTAAATGTTGCATTCTGGGCTTCATCTAATATGACTATTTTATCTTTCCAGCTAACCCCTCTTAAGAAATTTATAGGCATAGCTTCGATTCTACCACTATCTATTAAATCATTTTTACTTGTATTACTTTCTGGTAATATTTCGTTTAACTTTTCAATCAGTGGAATCATGTATGGATTAAATTTTTCATTAAGATCACCAGGTAAGGCACCGAGCCCTTTTTCGGCACTTTCTATTATGGTTCTAACATAAATTAAATCTAAATCTCTATCTTGAGACAACAACCTTAAGGCAGTATATACTGAAATAAAAGTCTTAGAGCTGCCAGCTGGGCCAGATACAAAAGTTATCTTAGATTCTTTTTTGTTGCAAAGAGAAAAGAATTTTTTCTGTTTCTCTGTGAAACTTACGTTATTTAATCTAAAATTATCCAAATGCTGCTGCATAGATAAAACTTGATTATTTTTATTTTTTTTTCTTGATGTCATTATGTTATTTATTTTTTAGGTTTTCTAAAATGCTTTTCATTATAAATGATCTTCCTGAGCTTGGCTCATAATACCATTTAAAATAAATAGAATTTAAAATATTCTCTATATCTAATTTAATTTTGCCCAACTCTTCTTCTAATTTTATTATTTCAGAAAAAGATATTTCACCTTTGTTAATTTTATTTTTATTTAATTCTTCGTAAAATTCATTTAAACAACCTTTGTTCTTTGCTTTTGATATTTTCTGAAAGGAGTTGTTTACAGGATTACATGATAAATCTGGATGTGTTAATTTAGCTGCATTTCTGTACTTTTCTTTCATCTCGTCAGACTCAAAGAAGGAACTCTTTTCTTTTTTTTTATTGGAATTAAGTTCTGAAAAAGGGTCTTTTATATTTTCATCAATACATGCTTTTTGGAAAGCGGGGTAAAATTCTATCCATACACAATCAAACAAATCATTTAATTCTTTTAATTCTTTTGTTAGAGATCTCCATTTGGATCTAAGTCTATTAAATTCTCGATTAATAGAAGGGTTAGTTTTTAAATTCATTAAAAATAATATAAATATATTTATTCTATTTTATAATAATAAATTACACAATAAATGAAAATTATAAGTAAAAATAAAGATGATTTAATAGAAAAAAATCAATGTAAATCTTCATCAATAGCCATGAAGAAATGGCCTCCCTCCTTAGACTGTATAGATATCCCAGATGGAACTGCTATCGAAGCTTTTAATTTTAAAGGAAGAGAAGGCCCAGCCGTTACGTTTAATGTGGCCAATAAATTTTCAACAAAAAACAGAAAGGGTATAGAATATGCCTTTGAGGTTGAAAAAGTTTATATACATAATATGTCTTTTTCGGACACTCATTGTCACTGTTTAATTGATATATTGCCCAAAATACATGAAATTGATGAAAGCGGAGAGTACGACAAAATCATTTTAGCCACCAGCGATATTATGATGAGAATCATAAGATCTTTTAAGATAGAATTTAAGAATGTAATTTTTTTACAAAAAAGAAGCCTAATATTTAGTGCAAAAAAAATATATTTTGCCAATGGAGTTCTTAGTCTTTACAGAAAAAAAGAAAATACTTTGTGGATGAAAAAACAAATAGATATTTTTTTAAAAAACAGGCCAATTCCATCTAGAAAAAAGTTTATTTATTGCACTAGGAATTCTGGGGGAGGAGCTTCTCACGGAAGGAAATTAAGCAACAAAGATGAACAATCAATACAGAATATTTCAAGAAAATTTTGTATGGATAACGATCTAGAATTTGTAGTGTTTGACGGAACTAGAAACGATGGAGAAAGAATGAACCCAGCTCAGCAAGCTTTTTTATTCCACTCGGCAAAAGTAGTAGTTGGTATTCATGGGGGGGCTATGGTTAATGTAATTAATATACCTGAGGGAAACAAGGCCTCTGTCTGCGAATTCACAAGCGGAAACGGAACTAATGTTCAAGGAGTTAGTGGGTTTGGCAAAAATTACAATAAGTTATTAGCATATGTCCCAGAAGATAATTTAGACTATTACTTAATTCCTTACGAAGAGGGCTCTGACAATAAAATTATTAAAATAAATTTTGAAAACTACAAAGAATTTCTAAAAAAGATTGAAACCTCTATAAACTAGATGAAGAACTGTGGGGATATTAAAGATATATGCGAGGAGTACTGTGAAGATTGTGTTATTAGGTCCTCAAAGGAGGTTGCGGCACTTATAGAGTGTAAGTACTTAGAAGATTTAGAAAAAAGACTGAACGCTCATTTCTGGATATTAACAAAAAAGAAAAAGAAGTACTTTTTATGCTATGTTGTTTTTTCTAGCCTTTTTTGAAGAAAGGAAAAGAATCAATAAACATACAAGTAAAGTCGAGCCAATAATACCAACGAAAGCATAAGAAGTTGAATTTGAATAAACGGTAGGTGGCTCATCTATTACATTAGCTTTGTCAGCGACGATAGACATAGAAATAGGATCCCTGTCCTTAATTTGACTGCTTTTAGGTTTTACAGAACATGAGCACAAAAAAAAGAATAAAAAAAATATTGTTAAAGATTTCATTGATAGTATTATAGATAATAATTAATAAAAATCAATATGGCTAGACTAAAATCTCAAAACGACCTTTGCATCTTCTTTGTTGTAACCGAAGATGAAATCAATAAAGGGCAATTTGAGGCATGCATGTATAAATATTTAGATATTTTGCCTTCAAAAGAATATAAATGTGATTTTTTTATTTTTATAAACAAAATGTTCTCTAGAAAAAAAATAGACCGAATAAACGAATGGTTAACTAGAGAAAGGTTTGTGAAATCGGTATCTTTTATAAATTTATCCCTAACCGAGGAAGAAGATTGCTTTTGGTATCCATGGGCTTTTAGCGAAAAAATAAAACCTTTGAAAAAACCAGATATGGGTTATACAGCAGGCGCCAATCTATTGTTTTATAGGGCAATCGACACAATGCTAGAAAGTAGCTACAAAAACTTTTTGATGCTAGAGTGCGACACTAGACCTCTTAAGAAATATTGGTTTGATGAAATTAGAAACTTTTCTATAAAAGAAAAATTCGAAATAGCTGGCAGCACCTACAAGGGGTCCGCATCTTGGCATTCAGATTCGGAATACAAAGATCACATAAACGGAGTTGCTATATACAAAAACTCAAAAAGAACAAAAATTTTAATAAACTCAAGCTCCAGAGCGGTAGTTGAGTGTTGCAAAAAAGAGGACTACTTAAATTTTGATGTCGCTAATTTAATAGCAAAGAATCAGTCAAGGAGGAAAGATCCTTATATATTAAAAGATTCTGGGTTTATTGTAAATTACAGCGATCCAGCAGATTTAGAAATACAAGACAAAGAAATTTTAAATAAACACAAAAATGCAGTTATAGTACATCAAAAAAATAAAAAATACATACCTATATTAGACCCAGCTATATTCGATAAAGATTACGAAAAGAGTATTCCTGTGTTTTTTTGTAAGCCAAAGTGCGCTACAGAATATACCATATCAGCCAATAAAATGTTCCTGGATTCGTACTGTTCAAAGACAAAAAATAATCCAGCGGTTTTAAAATGCATAACAAGCGAAGGTTCTAAATTAATTCTTTTTTGCGAAGCTATTAAGCAATTTAATTCTTTGCCAAAAACTTTATTTAAAGAAACTATCGGTGATAATTATTATTTAGATCCACCGATATTACATAACTTAATTTTAAATAATTATGTAAATGTATTTAGTATGTGTATTGATTTTAGATTTAGTGTTAATAATGTAGACGAATCTCTTTTTTATATATTTAATTCAATCCTAGATAGGTTAAAGGTGAATCCTTTTATTTACTCTTTCAATAGGGATCCATTCTGTATACTGAAATCAAGTTTTCCCGCTTGGGAAATCGTAAACTTTAAAGATATAAAATGTGACCCCCAGGAAAAAAGAAGAAGATTCAATTTATTTAGCACTTTATTTCCGTCTTCATTTTTTCAGAAAAAATTAATTGGATCCAATTATTCAGGGAAAGAAGATCAAAAAAACCATTTTTTTACATTAATGGAAACATTTAATATATTTGACGTTTCTTTGGTCGATGAGAGTTTAGATAAAATTTTTAATCATTTTTATAATTTATCTATATGGGAACTGCCGAATATAAATCAAAACATTAACCCTACAAAAAATATATATAACATAGATAAAACCACTTTTTTAAAAGCTAAAGTGGTTCAAGATGTATGGGTGCAAAGATCAAAAGAAGACCTCCAAATATATAAAGAATTTACTGTAAACTCAATAGAAAGCGACATGGATAAAATGAAGAAGATGGCAAAAAAAATAAATTATTCAAACAAAAATATCCCAGTATTTTTTCATATACCTAAAAATGCTGGAACTTTTGTAATAGCTACCATGAATAAATATTTCATGAGAACATTGGGAGTAAAACAAGAAGACTTTAATTTACAAAGATTAGGTGTGAGAACGACAACGGGTCATGAAATTAAAATTTTTGTTTACTTTAAGGACGAGTCGTGGAAAAAGGATAAGGATATTCATGTGTTAGATAAATTTGGGCCAATGGTAAGAGCTAGAAACTGTAGCCTAGAAACTTTTTCAAGATATTTATATAGAGATCAAATTAAATTATTAGCCTGTGTGGTAGAGCCTGTAGGTGATGTATTAGACTTGAGGCCATCTTTTAATGCATTATGGGATATTTTAGAAAAAGCAGAAAGAAACCCAGTAAATTTCTGTTTAGTTCGAAACCCTTACGATAGAGCTTCTTCTATTTACAATTATCTTTCTTCAGAAGAATCTTCTCATGAAAAAACTCATGGAGCATTTGATCATCTTAAAGATTTTAGGGAATTTATTAAATCCCCCCAAATGGAAGACAGTTGGTTAATTAGAGCTCTAACGGGAGCTCCATCAGGGAATCAATTAAACCGCAGATGGACCGAAAATGCTAAAGATTTTTTAGAAAAAAATAATTTCTTAATAGAAGATATTAAAAACTCAAAATCTTTATTGGCTGAAGTTTTGTCTTATTGCTTTGAAAACGAGTTAATGGATATAGACGCAAAAAATATAAACGCCAATAAGAGCGAATATAAAAAAGAGAAGGTTAAATTTTCTGACTTAAAAATAGAAGAAAGAGATTGTTTTAGGGACAGAGCAAAATGGGATATTAAATTATATCAAGATTTGGTTGAATTTTAAAAAAATAAAAATATATTATAAGTAATGAAAGTTATACATTATTATCCATCAGTATATACAATGTTCAAGCAAATGGCTGAAAAAAGCCTAACTGACTCAAGTTTCATATTGCAATCTAAAGAATTAGAGGATTACGAAAAAACCAAAGGGGGAAAAGTAGAATTAGACCCAGAAATAAAATTATCACAATTGGTTTTGGATATAGAAAAAAACATAGGAAGCAACATAATCTACATAGACCCAAGTGTATTCATAAACCCTGGGAATGTTAGAGGTTTTTATAAATACATGTTAAACTTTAAGGATGTTGATCTATGCATGGCTACTCATATAAAGAGAAAAGGTTACTCTACCGCATTAATGAAAATTAAATGCACAAAGAAAACACTAGCTTTCTTTGATCATGCACTATCAAGAGTACAGAAAAATTCTGCAGAATCTGAAGAGCCAGTTTTCAATAATATGTTGAAAGAATGGGAGGGTAGAATTACTTTTGAAGGTTTAAACTCAAAGGTGTGCTGCACTCCATTTATAACAAGCGATGCTATACGAACAAATTATTATGCATGGCATGTAATGTCAAGAGCGGAAGGGTTTACTACTACTAAATTATACGATAGTAAAGTAAAAATAGTATTCGACCATAGATTTATAAATAGAGAAGATTACAATTATTATAAATTGTAAAAAATGAAAATATATACATTTTTCGAGCCTTCAGAGTCCACACATAGCAAAGAAAACCAGTTAAGGCTCCTTTCTTTATGGAGAGACAACTGGGTGGACAAAGGTTGGGAGCCTGTTGTATTAAATAACGATTATGCTGAAGCTCACCCTTTTTACGAAGAATTTGTAAAGAGGATGAAGTCTTTACATGTTTTATTCACAGGTCAAAAGTTAAAAGATTACGGCATTTATTGTTATACTAGGTGGCTTGCATATGCAATGCTAGAATCAAGTGAAACAATTTATACATGCGATTATGATTTAATCAATAATAATTTGAAACCTACTATGGTTAAAAGCAATCCAGGAATACATTTAATGTCAGAATATTGCCCATGTTTTGTATCTGGAACATCTTCAGAGTTCCTAGCTTTTGCGAAATTCTTTTTATATATTTCAGAGTTAAGATATCCTTTTTTGAGGGGTAATATAAAAACAATATCAGGTATGGCGTCTCCAATATATCATGACCAAGATGTTCTAGTTAATAACTTATCTAATATGTATTCCCCAAGCGGACCAATGCTGGCAGTAGATTTAAACTTCAGATTGTCAACAAATTTAGTTGGACAGATGGCCAGCAAAAGAATTTACGAAGATTTTGTTTTCAAGAAAAAACTTCCAAAAACCCTTCACTTTTCAAGAAACAGCATGGTAAGGTTTAAAAAAGATCTGTCTGCTGGAAACATGGATGATGATGTTTTAAGATGTAATATCATTGAAGAAAAATTTAGATAAATTAAATTTGCTTGTGTAATTTAATACATGGCAGAAATTAGAACAAATTCAGAGTTCACAATAAAAACAGTAGCTGATACTGAATATGTAGCTATACCTTTGGGGAAACCAGAGTATTTTGGAGACATAAAGAGATTCAGGATTCAAGTGGAATGGGGTGATGGCTCCACAGATTATCTTGTGAACGATTATGATAACAAAGCCATAGCTTGGGATAGAAATCCATCATCGTCTGGCGAGCCTCAAAACGATGCTCCAGTTTCGGATTTCCCAGTAATACCAAGGCATCATTATTCTTCGCCAGGACAATATACAATAAAAATAAAAGGAGGCTTTGGAGACTCTTGGGGCAGGGCAGATAATAGAGACATGCGCAGCTTGAAGTTTGCGTTTGCAAAATCGGATGACAGGCTTTGCTTAGGTACACCAGATAGATTTGAAGAAATTTCAGGAGGGGACATACTTGTTCATGGCCAAGGAGATTTTGAAGATTGGGAAAATCTAAAAGCAATAAATGCAAACCTAATAAGGTTGACTTCTTTAAATCCAATAAATAATTTATTGTACGACACGACTGCTGAGGCGAAATTAGCTTTTATAAATACTTTTAAAAATTGCAAAAATTTAAAACAGGTAAAAGGCGATGCAATAAAATATTTAGCTAATGACGGCGGAAGAACGGATCCTGCCGTAGAGAGGCTTATATCGGCAGAAGGATGTTTTGATAATTGCGGTTACGAAGGGGATATAAAATGGAATTTTAACGCAGTTACAAGCTATAAAAATACATTCAGAAAATCAAAAATAAAATATCCAATAAATTTAAATTTTAATAATGTTACTAATCTAGACTATGCATTTGAAGATTCTCTTATTGGGACAGCTATAACTACAAAACAGGAAGTTCAAACTCAAATATTAGACACTTGGGCTTATTGGAAATTTGTTTTAGTAAACTCAGCCAGTCAAGTCTTGTGGAGTAATGACGGGAGCTTGGAGGTAGGAGCTAGCTTATCTGAACCCCAATCGTCCACACAAGTAAAAACTTCAGCGGAGGGATTATTATCGGCTCCTTTAGGAAATACAGCTAGACCTTTTTACATGAACCCATTAAGTCTTGATGATGTCATCGATAAAGAAAATCATGAAAATAACTTTGTAACAGGAATCAAGTTAATTACTTATCATTCGGCAACCGCAGGTGGAACTTTTACTAAAATTGACGAAAAAAATATTAATCTTGATAATTTCTTACCCCTACAAAAGTTTACAAGATGGGATCATGCTGTCACAGCAGTAGGAGCGTTTAAAGATCATAAGGCCCTAACAATACCGATAGCTCAATCAATTTTTGCGCAGAAAAGAGGTAGGAATGTACCGCTAAGCCCAATCAAAAATTTAGATGCTTTATTTGAGGGAGTTAGATTTTTAAAGACAGACACTGCTGATATCATTAAAATCGCTCATGTAAGACCAACTTCTACATCTAGATTCTTAAGGGGAGCCAAGAATACAAAAGAATTGATAATGAATGTCACAGAGACCATAAATGCATCTTCTATGTTTGAGGATAGTGACTACTCATATAAAATGCCAATTAGAGGAGGGTGGAGCTTTCTGAAATGTACCGATGCATCATATATGTTTGCTGGATGCACCAAATCTCCAGGAATAACTTCATTATGGTATAAAACCTCAAGAAGTGATAATAGAGATTTTTCGCCAGTTAATGTGGAAGGAATGTTTGCAAGAAGTACTGGATGGGCGGCGGACTTAAATTTGGACTGGCGACATTTAAAGCCAACTAATATGAAAGCTATGTTTAAAAATAGCACTTTTAATGGTTCGCTCAAATTAGGCACAACAGAAAATTGTACAGATATTTCTTATATTTTTTATGAGTCAAGTTTTGTCAATACAGATTCAAACATAGAAAACTGGAAATTAAACAATGTGGTAGATGCCAGTTATGCTTTTTATGGTTCAAATGCTCCTTTCAAATTAAACCTCTGGTTCGCTCCTCGCACTGGCATAGATTTTAAAATAAAAATCATAGATGGAATGTTTTCAGAATCAACAATGGTACCAACACTTGAATCTAGAAGTGGAAGTTGGCGAAAAACCGTGATTAAAACCGTAACTAGCGCAAAAGCTGTATTTAAAGGAAATAAGTCAATAAATCCCAAGGCATATTCAAGCTTATTTCAGAATAATATAATTGAAGGAAATTACCAACATGGAGAGCCTGTTCTAGAAAACATAGATGAGTTTTTTATGAACACAAATTTTCCTGTAGATCAGCATAAGGGCAGGGAAATGGAAAGATTTAAAGAATGGGCTCTACATCCTTCGATAGAATGCGGAAATCAAGTGAATGTTTTCAAGGGTACTCCGTTTGACAGAGAATTCACCAACAAGCTTTGCAGGCCTCAAAGTTGTTTGTCTGACGAGGATGTAACATCGCCCCCAGAGATTGAAACAAGCTCAACATATTCCGCAAGCGAAGATACATATTTATGCGCTCCAGAGGAAGAGGAAGGCGAAAACGAAGAAGAACCTGAAATCGGAACTGGCGAATTTGATACAGTCTATATATCAGTTTAAAACATGAATCACGAAAATATATTAAATCAAGCCTCTAAATTATTAAAGGGGTTTAACTTCAAATCAATGTCTTTGGGAAAAGGAATAAACCAAGAAACAGGAGAAGAAAAAACTACAATCTGTGTTTCTGTTGAAAAGTTATACAAAGATCTCCCAAACACAATAGAAATCGAAGGAGAAGAATATCCCATAGATCAAAGGGTATCAAAATTCCAGTTTTTAAATGGAGAAATGTCATGGCCTACTAGCAAGCCCGAAGGAGAGCGGTTGCAAAAATGGAGAACCATACCCGCAGGCCTAAGGGGAATGATTTTTGAAAACGATTGTGCTCAAGACGATGGTTCGGCAAATAGAGAAAAAATAAGACCAATAAAATGTGGAAGTGCTATCACCACCGACAAAGAGAACTACGGAACTTTAGGGTGTTTGGCTATAGATAAGCAAGATGGAAAACTAGTGGGTGTTACTAATGCACACGTAGTTGCTAAAAATTTCTTGATTTCTTCTGAATTGAATGACAAGATTTCACCAAGTTCTGTTGCTGATACTCCAGTTTACCAGGGAAATATAGAAAACATTGCAACCCTAGGAAGCGATGATGTCATAGGAACCGTAAAAAGGTATTTCCCAATTGGAGTCCCATATAAAACCAATCATTGGCACTCAGTGGATAAAGATCAATTTCAAATTGATGCAGCTTTAATAGCTTTAAGTAAAGATGTTGTTGATGCTAATTCTTGGCAATTGGTAGGCATAGATAATTCAACTTTTAACTCTCCCGTAACTTCATATTTGGATTACGAACAATTTTTAAGCTGGTTATACGATAGCTATTGGGGTTCTTATGGCTCTGAAGTAGGCGGTGGTAAGGATGAATTTGGGACACCCCAAGAATCTTTAATGCTAACCTCTGGAGCTAGAACAGGAGCTAAAGATGGAGACAAAGAATTAGGAGATAAAAGCTGGAGGTGGAGAATAATTGGACCTTACAAATTCCAGGAAGTTGGTTTTGACGATGGAGCAGGAAATCCAATAATTAAATTGGCGAGAGAGAATGTAGCAATTGCAAGACAAGAAAATGTCGATAGGTACAAAGGAGTTGATGGTGCCGTAGCAAGGGGAGATTGGTATTGTGCAAATAGTACTGGGCCTGGTGATTCTGGGTCTGTATTATATTCTTATTTTAACAATAAATGGTCTATAGTTGGTATTATATACGCAGCTCAAACTGCCGATAATGGAATTGCTCAAGAAGCTCTACTAATTCCATTTTACTTAGTTGCAGAAATAATGGGTATAGAGCCATGGGATGGAACAATATCAGATGATATTTTTTATGAAGAAGAAAATGGCAGACCCAAGTGCGAATTAATTTATACCAGAGGCAAAAATCCAACATACAAGCACACAAAAAGTACAGACGGAGGTAACAAATATTTCTATCAAGCGGGTACTGTAGAAAGACAGGGAAATAGGGTTTACGAAGAAGTTCAAGAATCTTTTCTGCAAGGTGGAGATACGATCATCCCAGTAAATGCAAATATATCTAGTTTTGTTTCTTATGATGATATCAATATAGATATACCTACAGAAGGATCATGGGACCCCAGCATTACAGACTATGACTCTGATCCAATTTGGTTTAACTTCAAAAATCTAAATATATTAAACGACAATTTGCCAAATGATGTAAAAAATCCTCAAGGTGATGTCGCTATGACTTTAGATATAGCAGTAGTTGCTGGAGAACAATTCGGTGAATTAGATGGATTTTATTTTGACAAGGAAAATAGATCTAAATATATTTATGCATCAAAACCTATAGTTGAATTTTACGGTAACGGAGTCTCTGACTCTTCATCGAGAGCAGAGACTAATGCATTATCAAAAATAAAGAGCTTACTGGGCGGTGGTAAAGGAGGTTCGGCAAACGGGCTTAAGTTTGCTGATTTGAGTAAGACTAGGTTTAAAAGAGGGGCAAAAGGTTCCGTTTTGCCAATAATAGGCTCAGAAATAAATATTAATAATGCAAACTGTTTTACCGAATATATACCCTGGGAAACTATCGATGGATTTACAAAAGGAGCAGCAAAAACAAATCCACCATCTTTAGAAGAATGGATTAAGACGGGAGCTAAACTTTGTTTAGTTTTAACTTACATAGGTAAGGACAACGAATATGTTATAGACAAATTGGCAGTAAAAGATTTGACTGCAGGAGGGTTAGGTCAATTTCCACTCCTGGAAGATGAGGCAGTTGATGATGATGTCGTTGGAGATCCAATTTTTAAATTCGGAATAGACACAAACCTATCAGCCACACTAGACTCTTTTGGGGGGCACGATTTTCTTGAAGCTGGTGGAATGAGCGTATTAACAGGCTTTGATGATTTATTTAAATCAGACATATATAAAAGAACTATTGTTTTACCAATTTTAGAAACTGGAGAATCTCCAGTGACTATAGACTGGGGAGACGGAAGCCCTGTAACGACAATACCAGCTAACTTTAATTTTAATAATTCGTCTCAAAACTCTGACGGAGGATCCATAGAAATGCTGAGGATTTTTAGGAAAGTGATTGCTTATTTGGAGGGATATAACGATCCTGAGACCTATTTTGATTACGAAAACGAGCCGACTTTAGCCTTAGCGCACAGGTATGCAGCTCAAGGAGCAAAAACGATAACTATAAGTGGTCCAGTAAAAAAGTTTGGGCACCTTGGCATGTACGATAGATACATTAAAGATGGAGTAGATGTGCATAGAAGAAATAGGACTACTTCTGGGCATTTTGGAAATTACTTTCGAGAAGGAGGGTTGGATCATGGCAACTTCGTGTTGTATTCAATGTTATTTTCCTCTAAAGTCAGGAGGATAGATAAATTTCCAACATGGCCTAAATGCGAATGGTACTATGCATTTATACTTTCAAATATTCAGTTTTGGAACACAAAAAGCAAATTTGCTGGTTTTAAATGTATTGGGGCATTTGTTTCTCATATTAAAAACCAAAGAACTAGGCAGTGGGTGTCCGCAGGATTTTCTTCATGGTTTTGTAAAGCTGGGCCATTTGATAATTGGGAGTTTCCCAATTTCTATGATGAAGATTTGCCCCATGCAAAAGGTAGAAAATACAATAATACGGATGGGGGGCTTGAGGTTTTCACCAGAACACAATCTCTTTATGATGATTTTAAAGGTGTTTGGATTCCAGGGCTAACAGAAGGATCAGGTATAGATAATATCTGGGGAGATTATTGGCGGAACAACACGTTCTCTTTGCCAGATACTTTTTTTAATGAGCATGGTCCTGCTCGGATGTGGGTAGCTTACGATGGTGGTGCTAACACTCACCAATTAGATCCTTTGACTGATAATAGGGGTTTTATAGAGTACTATACAATTTCTCAAATACTTTTTAATGATGATGTTGTTTTTAATGCTGATCCAACAAGTTCTGCAAAAATAACTCAAGACCGATTTTATCAGAAAATTTATGATAGTGTTAAAGAGAATGGTCATAAAATGATTCTTAAAAATTCTGTAGACTTGTCTAGTCTTGAGACTACAAAATTCGATTTCTATAAAATGACCCCTTATTCGAATGAAATTACACAAAGAACACTGCAATGGATTTCTGGAGATAGCACTATTGTTGACAGTTCTGCGACTGTAACTATAGGAGCTAAATATCTAGATAATTACAAGGCAATAAAAAAGATAGTTGATTCGGGGGCTAAAGTAGCAATAACAGAAGCTATAGAATCATTAGATGACTTTTTTAGAGATGAAGTTGTATCCTCAAAAGATATAAATTTTTTGAAAAATAATGTAAAATTGGCTAATACATGCTCTTTTAATAGAACATTTATGGGCGCAGAACTTCGAGGAGATATTGATATATCTCAATTAGTTTTAGCTGGCGGAAAATTAAGGGAAATGTTTAGGGATGTAAAAGGGTCGAACTCAACAATAACCATTGGCGAAATAGTAAACCCAATATCAGTAGAGTCTTTCTTACAAAACGCAAGCATTAAGAATATATCAGGAATTGATAAATTAACTCTTTCAGAAACTTCTGTTTTTAACAACTTATTTTACAATGCTAATATAGGAACCTCCTTAACTAATATAGGATTATGGAACATATCAGAATCAAGTATTTTTACTTTAATATCCGAAAAAGCATTGAACCTTAAAAATGGATCCGAAAACAGGCCTAATGCATTTTTACTTGCAAGCTCTTCGGTGGGAGAAATAACCTTACCTGAAAACTTGTCTTTTATAGATGAGATCGTTGATTATTTTAGGGTCCATGCTAGGTTGAGGCACGAGCATAACGATAGTCCATGGGGAGTGAGATTTGGGAAAGGAGTGAGCTATCAAAGTCAATTTGCTAGATCCGACGAATACGACGATCATCATATCACTAACCCCGATTTCTCCAAACCAGGAAAGTATGCTTTTTTAATCGATAGCGGCGACCACCTCCAATATAAATTGGATAATCTTAATGGAATGTGGAAATATTCTGATTGGCATATGGAATATGATTTAGGCTTGTACGAATCTGATAGCGGTTGGTTTAGCAAAACTAAATATAATGAAGAGACAGGGTTGACTGATCATACCGAAGTAACGGACCCAAATTTATTCAAAAAATATCGAGTAGGCTATGGGAAATATGACTGGACATTAAATGCCGTCAACAGTGTTTACCCAGATCAACTTAAGCAATGGTGGAGGAACACGTCTATAGGTGTAGCATCGGGAATAGGTTTAGGGACTAGTTACTGGGCTATAATAGATATAAACAAAGAAAAATACACATCCACAGATATCCATATAAAATTCAAACCCGATCCTTATATTACAAACAGACACGGGCTTGAAACAAAAGCTGAGATGCCAGATAAGATTGAAGCATTCCTTTGGTTTCCTAATTGGAACGGCGGATACGATTGGGCTCCTAGGGGTTTATTGTGGCAACAAAAGAATCCGTAGCCAAAAGTTAAAAGTAGACTTTGAAAGTTAACTTTAGACTTTTTAAGTTTAGAGTGTATAATATATGCAGTGAGCAAAAGAAAATATACAAAAAAATCTGCATATTGGAATAAATTCTCTTCAATTGGAAAATCAAAACAAGATACGTCTGTCAGTAAAGATATAGATATAAAACCAGCATTTGCTGGAGATAATTATTATGTAGCTAATGCATCTTCATTAGGAGGCTCTAATTCAGTGAGCACAAAAAGAAGAGGAAACTCGATATCTTTTTCTCCTAAAAACAATAGATTTTCTAACATTAGACAAGGCACACTTCCTTATACACCAGGTGCAGACGGAGTTAATGTAAGAGATGCCATAGAGCTCTGCCAGAAAGCTTATGCCAATGTTCCTATATTCAGAAACGCTATAGATATAATGGCAGAATTGGCTAATTCTAATATATGTGTAGAGGGAGGGAATGATGTTTCCAAGAAATTTATAGAAAAATGGTTTTCTAAAATAAATTTATGGGCCTTAAAAGATCAATTTTTCAGAGAATATTACAGAAGCGGAAATGTTTTCATGTATAGACTCGATGGAAAATTTTCAGCAGAAGATTTTGCTAAACTAAATAAAATTTATGGATCCGATAATATAAAAGAAGGCTATATACCCATTAGATACGTACTGCTTAATCCATATGATATTGTTGCAAATAGAGCTACATCTTTTAGAGGAAATGCTTATAAAAAAATATTATCAGAGTATGAGTTGGAAAAATTACAGAACCCAAAAACTCAAGAAGATAAAGAAATATTTAATTCTTTACCCGAAGATGTTAAAAAAAAGATAAAAACAGGCGGTTGGAGTGGAGATGGAGTTTCGATGGATTTGGACTCCTCTAAATTGATACATGCATTTTATAAAAAACAAGACTACGAACCTTTTGCTATACCGTTCGGGTTTCCAGTTTTAGACGACATTAACTGGAAGATGGAACTTAAAAAAGTAGACCAAGCAATAAGCAGAACTATAGAAAATGTTATTTTATTAATAACTATGGGGACTGATCCCGATAAAGGCGGTATAAATCCTAATAATTTGAATGCAATGCAATCTCTTTTTCAGAACGAAAGTGTTGGAAGAGTTTTAGTTTCTGATTACACAACAAAAGCAGAATTTATATTACCAGATATAAGCAAAGTAATTGGCCCAGAAAAATATAAGATAGTAAATGAAGACATAACTCAGGGGTTGCAAAATGTTATTGTCGGAGATGAAAAATACAAGAACACACAAGTTAAAGCAGAAATTTTCCTAGAAAGATTAAAGGAAGCTAGACAATCTTTTATGCATAATTTTCTTCAGCCTCAGATTAAAGCAGTATGTAGATCTATGGGTTTCAAAGTCTATCCAACTGCAAAATTTGAAGAGATAGATATTAAAGATGAAGTTCAGTTACAAAGAGTAGTCACTAGACTAATAGAAATGGGAATATTAACTCCAGAACAAGGTGTTAAGGCAATCAAAACTGGAATATATCCCGAAGAGTCTGAAATAGAAAAGGCTCAAACTCATTATATAGAAAAAAGAAAAGAGGGTATGTATAACCCATTAGTAGGAGGATTACCTATGGTTGATGTAGATGGAGATGGACAAGTTGATACTGTTCCCAGTTCAAGTGAAGAAGAAAGTTCTCCAAAACCTTCAAGCAAAACTCCGACACCAAAAGGCTCAGGAAGACCAGTGGGAAGACCCAGAGGAACTACTGGAATACCAAGAACAGTAAATGCTGTCGAACAGGAAATATACTCAAGGAAAGATATACAGAAAATAATATACAAAACTCAAGAACTAGAAGATCATATTAAAAAATCTTTCGCCAAAAAAATAAATAAAGATTTAAATGAAAGCCATTTAGCTATTTGTGAAGAGCTGACTAAAAGTATAGTTTTAGCAAAAGAATCGAATCAGTGGAAAAGATGCGCTAATTCTTGTATTAAAGATCATTCAAAGATAGAAAATTTACCTGTGCTAAAAGATATATTAGATATTTCACAGGAAAAAGAGCTGGAAATTTATCCAGCCTCACTACTTTATCACAGCAAAAAATAAACTTTAAGTTTTTTTTGTGTAATATGCTTTGTACCAGTATTTTCAATAACTATGTATAAATATAAAACAATTTTTTCTAGCGAAATAAAGGCATCTAACTTATCGAAAGATAGTGGTAGTAATATATCAAAAGCTTCTCTTGAGTCATTAAAGTCTTTAATGCCAAAAAACATAGATCTTGAAGAGAATATTGATTTAATAGCTGTAGCTTTTAATGCTGCGGTTGTTAATGTTTTTAATAAAAATCATGATGGAATAAACACTGAGACAGCAAAAGCCGTCTCTAAATATTTTATCCACAAGCCAACTAACATAGAGCATAAAAAACAAAAAGTGGTAGGTCATATAATATCTTCTGGATATTCTAAGTTTGGTACAAATGAAATACTACAGGAAGAAGATATAGTAGACTCTTACGATCCTTTTAATATAGCACTATCTGCGTTAGTATATAAAACCGTTAATCCAGATTTCGCTGAGCTAATAGAAAAATCCTCAAATCCTAAAGACGGAATGTATAATACAATATCCGCAAGTTGGGAGATAGGTTTTAATGATTATGCTATAGCTATAGGTAGTAAAAACTTAAAAGATGCAGAAATAATAACTAGCGAATCGCACAAAGAAGAGCTTAAGAAATATTTAAAAGCTTTTGATGGCGAAGGTTTGATGGAGGATGGAACAGAAATATACAGACTAGTAGCTGGGGATGTGTACCCATTAGGTATTGGATTCACTACTAATCCAGCCGCAAATGTAAAGGGTTTAATTAATATAGATAAAAAAAAAGAAGAGGAACCTGAAGAGTCAGAAGCTCAAGAAAAAGAAGAAAAAATAGAAATTGACTTTGATGATTTTTTAAAAAAAATAATAAATATTAAAAAAAATTCTTCCCATGCAGAAAAAATGCATGTAATTTTAGACAAACCGAATTTAAACAATAACGTTCAAAACATGGAAACAAAAGAACTAATCGATCAACTCAAGGAAACAATCGTTGCTTCAAGCTCTGATAAGTTTTCTGAAGAAGCCGTAGCTAACATCGTTAAAGTAGTATCTGATGCAATCAGAGAAAAAAGCGATGTATATGTTCAAGAGAAGGCTGAATTGGAAAATCAAAAGCAAGAAGCTGAAGCAGCAAAAATGGAGTCTGAAACTAAACTCCAAGAACTTGAGCAAAAATTAACCGCATCTGAAGAAGCTTTATCAAAAATTCAAGCAGAGCAAGAAGAAGCAAAGAAGCTTCAAATCTTCAATGATAGAATGAGTTCTATTGACGAAGAGTTTGAACTCTCTGATGAAGATAGAAAAATTATCGCTTCTGAAATTAAAGATTTAGACATTGAAGACGAAGCTTTCGCTGCATACAACGAAAAGCTTCAAGTCATCTTCAAGCATAAAAGCAAATCGTTCATCGAAGAACAAGAAAAAGCTTTTAATGAAAAAGTTCTCGCAGAAGTTGAGAAAAGAATGTCATCCACATCTGAAGCATCTGAAGTTCAGACCGAAGTTGCCGAAGAAGCTCAGTCCGCCGATCAAGTCGATCAAGTCGAACAAGTTCTTGAAAGTATTGAGTCTAGCGAAGACATTTCTTCCAACAACGGAGAATCAACAGAAAAAGAATTATCACTAGCTGACAAATTTAAATCAGCATTCACAAAAGAATCTATAACAATCAAATACTAATTAATCATGGCACACAGACTATTACCTTTTAGACAGTACGACGAGAATGACGTAGTCAATCTCTTCTCCCTGGATGCAGATACCCTCGCAGTTGACTTGAGGAACATGAAGCCAGGAACTGACGGCATTAACGCAGACGGAGTTTTGGTTACCGTATCTAACGGAAATATGACCGAAAACGACGTTATTAAAGTGGGGGAAGATAGCAGATTTGCAAATAACTATAGCTCTCCAGTAGGCCGCAATCCTTATCCAACCAATCCTCTCAAAGTTGCTCCTGCAGCTTCTGGAGTAAAACCATTAGGAGTTACTCTTAATCAAACTCTCGCGACTGATGAGAATGGAGAAAGCTTGCTTTTTAATCCAGTAAAGAAAGACGAGCTTCAAGCTGTTCTTTCTGGTCAAACTGTTCCAGTTTTGGGCAAAGGAATCATTACGGTCCATGAAAAAGCCGTAGAATACCAAGCGCAAGGAGACTACGGTTTACCTCAGGTAGGAGATAAACTTATCTCAGCTGGAGGTGGAAAATTCGCAGCTTTGGCTCCAAATGCTCAACCTGGGGTTGCTGCTAACCAAGGAATTGGTCAAGTTTTAGCTACTGGAGACAGGGGCGGACCTACTGAGTATAGATCACCTGGCCATCTTGCTGATTTCCAGAGTGGAAGATATTATGTAATTAAGCTCGATTGCTAAGACAGATTAACATTTAACATAGAAGTTTAAAAAAATGAATATTACACTAAAGAGAACCGACGAGCAAATCGAACTGGTAAAAGCTATGGCATCTAAGGACAGAAGTGTCGCTTACGAAGCTCAACAAGCTCTTGCTGCATTCATCGGACCAGTGCTGGCCGAGGTTGTAGATAATGCTCCTACTTTAAGTAACCTGTTTTCCGCTTTTCAATTTGCAGCTGATGACAATCCAAGTATTCCACTTGATCTTTATCACGATGTAACTGACGACGAGTACATCAAGGTTTACACTTCCAACACTGCTGGTGGTCTTCCTTCCAGTCATGTTACTCCTACCCACAGCGAGTTGAAGCTTGCTACTTACAGGTTGGAGAGTGCTATCGACTTTGATAAGCGTTATGCTTCTCGCTCGAGACTTGATGTTGTAAGCAAAAGCATGAGCAGACTCGCTCAGGAAATTATGCTTCAACAAGAAGCCGCTTCCGCAAGCTTGATCATGGGCACCATCGCTGACAACCAGAAAAAGTGCTATACCACCGTTGAAAATGGTGGCACTCTTGATATGGACGACTTTAATGCCCTTCTTACCAAGGCCAAAAGAAACAATCCTGCATGGAATGCTGGTACTCCTGAGCGTAGCCGTGGAATTACCGATCTTATTGTTTCTCCAGAGGTTGTTCAACAATTGAGAGCTTTTGCTTACAATCCAATTTCAACTGATGGACAGTTCATTCCTGCTAGCGATGCTACAAGAAACACCTTGTTCTCACAAGCTGGAATGACTGAGTTCTTTGGAATTTCCATCATGGAGATTTATGAGTTAGGACCAAACCAAAAATACCAACAAGTAGCTAAAAAGCTAATCAGCGGTCACAGTTCCGACGATTTCGCTCTTGCTCTTGACAGAAGTCGTGAGTCTATGCTTCGTGCAGTTGCTGTTGATGCTGAATCAGGCACTTCTTTGAGTGTTAATGCTGACGATCAGTATGTTACCAGACAAAAGAAGATCGGTTACTATACCGAGCTTGAAGAAGGTCGTACTATCATCAACGATAGCGCAATCATCGGTTTGGGTATCTAAAAATACTCAATTGATTTTAGAAAACGCGGTAGCTTTCGAGTTGCCGCGTTTTTTTTGGATTTTTTTAAATCCCAAGTTATAATATATTGTGTAAGTATATTGTACACATGCCAACCAAATAATTACTATGCCTAGAAAAAAAACAACTCCAATAAAATCAAAGAAAGCTAATAAAGAAATAGAATTTGTAGATGGAAAAGTCGAAGATGAAAAGCATGCTTTATCTAAATCAATAGAAGAAATACTAATGCCCAAAAACAATCCTTTTGGCACCAATTCAGAAGCTGAGTTAGATGAAAGTCTAGAAGGAATGAACCTTAGACAAATGCAAGAGCTAGCTGTAAAAGCCAGCGTTTTCCCATCTGGAAACAAAACAAGTTTAAAAAAGAAAATCAAGAAAGAGTTCTCCATAAAATACGGAACTAAAGACGGTTCAAGGAAATACAATGCCCCTACAGAGTCCCCAATCATTGCGGATGCAGAATTAGCGAAAGACGTATTATCTATTTTAAATAAAAGATGAGCTATAACTTTGACTCTTCAGTCAACGAAATAGGAAATCTAGCATCAGGTATATACAAATTTGATTTTGACGAAAATAAAAATTTCGTAAATCCTAGCTTTGTTTCTGGTTGGTTGCAAAATAATATAGGTGAATTAAATGTTTTAATTCACTCGTGTTACAGTGGAGAAAACCCAGGAATGGGAGATGAGGAGCAAAGTATATATAGGCAAATATTTCTAAGAGACTACTATAAAAAATTAGGAAGATCTTCTTTAATGGGGGTTTCTTATATTGAAAGCCAACCAGAATCATCTTCATCGTCAAGTATAGTAACATCAGACTGGACAGAACTAAGAGACGGAGATAGTATGATAAAAAGAAAGGCTATGCTAGCTAGTCCATCAGAGAAGATAACAGCATCTAGGCAATACTCTCAATTCTCTAATGACGCTCAAGGCGAGCTAGATAAACTTCTTTACAAATATAATATATCTAAGGGCTCTCCAAGGCAAGTGGCTGGAAACGATTCGCCAGCTTAACTCATATTCATTAAGTCTTGCATATTGAGACTGCCTCCTTTTTTCTTAGCAGCAGTATTTAAGGAATTGCTTTTTTGTATTGAAGATTGATCTATACCCATATATTCATAGTCTTCTGCTGTAGCTCCAAAAACCGTAGAAGCTCCATCTTTTGAAAGATGCTCTTTCATTTTTTCTTTGCTTTTGCTTTTGCTCGCATATTCCATCAATGCTGAAGGATTTTTTCTTATTTTATCTGGTATATCTTGATTATTATCAAAAATATTTTTAAAAATCTTTAAATAGGTTAAAATGGTCAATTGATTATTTGTTAATTCGCAGGCAGGTTTGCCAAAAAGATCTAAAGGTCCTTGTACGGAATACATAAAAGGGAAAAAGAAATCTTCTAAAATTACTTTTTGTATATTTTCTTCTGTAAAACAGGTTACCATGCTATTGCTTAAATCTATGTATGATTTTATTTCAGAATAAGATAAGTTATCAAACATATCGTCTGTAAGGTGTTTTGTTCGCAAACCTTCATCACTATAAAAGCTATTGACTATAAAAAAATCGTTAGCCTGTTTTGAGGCATATGCTTCAGCTGTATTGCCTAATAAATTATTTCTTTCTAACTTTTTTTTGTTTAACTTTTCTTGCTCTTCGTCAATAATTTTTTGGTGAGCATCTCTTTCTGATTTTAGATTTAGATTATCCTTAGTTTTTAGCAAGTTTTTAATGAAAATTGACTGGGAGTCAATAAAGTTTTCGTCTTCTTCTGTCCAGATTCCATCTTTGAAAATTTGAGCCAATGCCTCTTTTTCTTCGGGAATTCCTCTTTTTTTTGCTTTTTCAAGAAAAAACTTTTCTTTTTCATTTACATGTATATAATCATTTGCATGCAAATGTTTTAAGTATAAAATTTCTTTTTTTAGATTTAATTTAGAATAACCTAGGCATACATCCCTGAATATTTTCCTATACAAAAAATCATCTTCATCATACATTGCCAGAATCTATGTCATCATTTAGGGCATCAAAATCATCTTTGGACGCATTAGCACTAAAGTACCAAAAACTAAGTATAGACAAGATTTTATCTTTAACCAAGTCGAATATTTCATGCCCATTCTCATCAATATCATAATATTGATCTATCTTGTCTTCAGAATCTTCCCCAGTAAAAAAAGATTTAATTTCTGATTCTTCATTTTCTTGGTAGTGAGAAAGGTGCACCAGATACCATAATATAACCTTGCTCTGAGCTTTACTATCTGCGGTGTGATTAAATAAAGATGAGTAAGAAGTTTCCATATCAACAATGTCTCTTCTTTTTTCAGTCATCTCGCCAAGTAATGAAGTTAATTTTTCTTCATCTTGCTTGCTCTTTTTTGGTTTGGAGGAAAGTCTGCTGTATTTATTTTGTAGATCTCCTAATTCTCCATAACTCCTTGTTAATGTTTTTGCGTCATCTTCAGTGAGCAGACCTCCAGTATCACTATATTTTTTTGCCAACATCGCTTTCGTTAGAATGCCTTTTTTTATACACTTACTCATTTCGATACTGTATTCAATATCAGCTTCTTCGAGCTCTCTTCTGCTTGGCTCTTTTATTATAATTTTTACTGGTACTGGTTTTTTAGAAGTTTCTTCTACTGAATACTCTTCCATTTTACCAGTATCTTTATTTTTTCTTTTCTTTGTAACGGTTTCTGTTACATCTCTTTCGACATCTACATTAAAGCTATAAATTTCTTTCATTTTTATTTTGTTTATTGATTATAATAATTTTCGAATTTAAAATGTACAGTAAATTTTTCAAGATCTTCATTTTGATTCCTAAGGGAATCATTACCTAAATCTAAAACTTTTTTTCTAAGATACTTCATCTTGCTTTCGTCAAAGTAATTAGCTTGATCTATTAAGGAATGATATTTATCAGGCAGGGCTCTTTTAAGCTTAGCGAAATGTATTGTGTGTTCTTCATTTAGATCTTCAAGCAAATACAAAAAACACTTAAATAAATTTTTGATATGCTTTTCATATCTTTCTTGTAAAATTTCCTTATCAGCTTCGCTCATTACTTAATAATTTATTATAAGTTTGAATATATTTTTTTCTATAAAAAGTGTAATATATATTGGAATATGTCTAGCTTAATACCAGAATCAGAAAAAACATTACTACAAGAAGCTTTCAACGACTTGCATGATACTTTCGCTAGACCAGTATATTACTTTAAAGAATCAAAAAAAGTAATAATCCAAACTAACCCCTCCTACAATCCGATATACGGACAAGGACAGCAATTCACCGAAAGCATAAAGAATGTCATTGATTCTGGCAGTTTCAATGCAAGAATAACTTACGACACAGATAAAGCAAATTCATATATAAATGATCCAGAAATAGATTCTCAATTAAAACTTAGACTGCCAGACGGTTATGTTAGAATAAAAGTTGATGCTAGTGGATATAATGTAATAAAGAAAACTAAAAGGGTGGTTTTTGACGAAAGAACTTTTTCAATAGAAAGCGATGTGAGGCCGCATGGATTGTTTACTCCATCTCATTATACATTCTTTTTATTGCCTACAGAGAAATAATATGATATCACAAAGTGTTATAAGGTCTATAAATTCTCAGCTGCAAAGAGAGGCTGGTTCGAGAATAGAAAATATAGTGATAAAAGAATTCTCAGTAATAAAAGAGAAAATGATGGAAGAATTTGAAAATCACCCAGTAACCATGGAGATAGAAGCTGGGCCATCTTCAGCTAATATTAGTACTACCCTTGGTGGTTATGGAAATTTATTTACATTCATTGGGTTTCCAGAAGGAGATGACCCAATATCAGTGATAAGAAGAAGGCTGCAAGAAACAAGCATAAGGAAAACCTCATACAAAGGCGGAAAGTGGGAGTTCATAACAACAGAACCTACTAGAGAAGAAATTTTTGCAATAACACCGTTGCCATGGGCAAACGGGAGAAGTTGGGTTGACGGAATAGAAACTGGATTGTCTGGCTTAGGTTATTATTTATATGAAAGCAGCAAAGATTTTAACAGCTCAAGGTCTGGACCCGCAATCCAGTTAAAAGGAGGAAAAAAAGGTGAAAAATCTTTCGGGGGAGGCACAGGAGGGGCAATTAAAAATCAAAGATCGAGATACAGAAGAACCTCTTATATTTCAAAAATCCTAAGGGATTTTAGAGCAAGAGCTTTGGCTTTAACAAAAAGAAGCATAAGATGAAACCGAATTTTGCACATGAAGCCACCACAAGTTTTTCAATGTGGTTCGAGCACCATCTAATTAAGCATGGAGAAGCTTTTAGTAATAAAACTGGAAAGTTATATTACATAGAAGATGATAGACTTCCTTCTTCATTTTTTAGATACAGCAGTCCCTACAAACAATGGGTTACAGAAAGTGGGGCTGGAGGAGCATTTGTTCCTAATACAATATCTGGAAGTGCTGGAAAAGTGCAAAAAAACGATCCAAATAATGGTTATTATATTGATTTTGATAACGGCGGAGTTGTAGTTACTGGAAATTTAGCGTCTGATTCTTTGAATTTAAGCGGAGCTTTTTCTGTTAAAGAATTTAATATATATAATACAAACGAATCAGAAGAAAACCTAGTTATAGAAAATAAATTTAATTCAAACAGTAGGTTTTCAATTCCAGAAAGTGGTATAGATCCGTATAAAATGGTAACTCCTGCAATTTTTATAAACAATGAATATGTAGAAAATACTCCATTTGCATTTGGAGGAGAAGATAAAACTACATTAAATTTTAAGTCTGTAGTTTTAGCGGAAAACTTATATCAAATAGATGGTTTATTGTCTTTATTTGCTGACACAAGAAATATGGGATATCCACATTTAAGCTTTTCAGACCACCCTATAAATGAGTATGGA